GGCGCGGGGCGGGAGTACATCTGGCCGCCGCTGCCCCCCCAGCCCGGGCCAGCCGGGCCGTGTACCGCCACTTTGGATTAAGCAAGTCCGAGGGGGGCGGTTCAAGCGAAGAGCGCAAACTCGTCGCCGCTGCCGGGGCGATCCATGGGACGCTTTTCCGCGAAGATCAGGAGCGAGGCGCCGCGGCTGCGGCTACGACGGCCGCAGCAGCGCAAGCCAGCGCTGCCGGCATTCCGAGCAACACGGCAACCACCAACAATACGTCCGAAACCCATATCCACGGCCCCATTACGGTTGTGACGCAGGCGACGGACGGCGCGGGAATCGCTCGTGATTTGGGACGTGCGGGGCGCTCCCAGAATCTCGTCCAACAAGGCAACACGGGGATGTTCTGATGCCACTTATTCCTTTTCCCGATGTACCGAGCAGCCCGGGCGTACCGGCGGTCTTCCGCGCAGCGACCATTCCTTCCATCTCCGAGCTGGCAAGCTTCGGATCGGTGGCGCGGACCGATCTGATCTTCGGTCCTCCCCGCTGGGGACTGTACGGCGCCGATGGGCAACAGATGCTGGTCTTCGAGACGTTCCTCAGCATCGCCTTCAGTGAGGCTACCCAGATATCCAGTTATTCCTCGGAGCAGGGCGGATTCTCAGCCTTCAACAAGGTCGATGCACCATTCGAGGCGACGATCAAGCTGGCCCATGCCGGCGACCCAGCATCGCGCAACGCCGTGCTGTCCGTGCTGGAGCGCATCGTCGGCAGCACGGAACTGTACACAGTGGTGACGCCCGAGATCGTCTATCCGTCGGCCAACCTGGTGAAGTACTCGTACACCCGCGCCGAAAAGAACGGCTCCAGCCTCTTGGTCGTCGATCTGACCCTGCTCGAAGTCCGGCAGACGGCCGTCCTGCAATCGTCGGCCACGCAGGACCCCAGCGGCGCGGATCAAGAGAGCAATGGCCAGGTACAGGCGTTCGAGATCGATGCCTATCCCCGCCGCGACCAGAACAAGGTGGCAGACCTGGAGCCCATCCAATGAAGAGAATTCCCTTGAAGCCCGTGCCGGCGCAGACGCTCAGTGTCGTGCTGTCCGGGCAGAACTGCCAGATCGCCGTTTACCAGAAGTCGACCGGGCTCTATCTGGATCTGGAAGTCGACAATGCGCCGATCGTGACGACGGTGCTTTGCCACGACCGCGTGCGGCTTGTGCGATCCGCCTATATGGGATTTGTTGGCGATCTGGCCTTTGTGGATACACAGGGACATGCCGACCCGCAGTATCAGGCTCTCGGCTCGCGTTTCGTCCTGGCCTACTTGGAGCCGCTGGAACTATGAGCTTTATCAAGCGCCGGCTGGACGTGACCATCAGCCTGGGCAAAGGGAAGTTCGGCGACGAGCAGGGGCCTGACGTCACGCTCAGCGGCTACCGGATGACGGTGGACATCCCAGTCCATGCCTCGTTCGAAAACAGTCAGTTGACCCTGCTGATCCACGGGTTGAATCAGGACCTGATGAACCGGTTGACGACGATAGGTCCCATCATGAAGGAGCGCCGCGGGAAGGACCTTGTCCGGATCAATGCCGCGAGTGATTTCAGTGCTTCCTGCGTGGTCTACGAGGGGGATATTGTCGAAGCGTGGGCAGGTTATGGGACAGCCTCAGGAGGCCAATCGATTCTGGGGGGCGTGTTCACCGTCAAGGCGGAGGTGGCAGCGGCCAAGCAATTTAAGTCCGCATCCGCCAGGTCATTCCGTGGCGCGAAACAGGCACAAGAAATCATGTGCGGTATCGCCAAATCGATGGGATACAAGGGTGAAAAAAACGGGCAGGACTACGTTTTGGCCGATCCCTATTTCTCTGGAACCGATATGGATCAATTGCGCAGTTGCGCGAAGGCCGCCCGTGTCAATTTCACGATAGACCGCGGCGTCCTGTCAGTTTGGCCGCAGGGCGGCTTCAGAGCGGGCGATCCGATCTTGCTGGCGCCGGAAACGGGGTTGATCGGATATCCGGCTTTCACCAGCAAGGGGCTCGAATTGAAAACACTCTACAACCCGAATCTCGGATTAGGCAAAAGAGTGCAAGTCATCAGCACCGTCGAACCCGCGCATGGCGAGTGGATCATTGTGAGTCTGTCCCATAAGCTGGAGGCAGAGGTTCCCGGCGGCGTCTGGCAGTCCGTGATGGTGTGCGAAAGGAACCTCAATGGCTGAGCAATACGGATACGCAGGGCTGGCGCAGGCCGGCCAGGGCGAGAGCGAGTTCGGGGCCTTGCAGTTCCTGATCAGCCAGGCCCTGAATCGAGTCAGCACAGCAACGCTCGTCAAGGTGGTGTCGGTGACGAACGCAGGCGGGCTGTCGCCCGTGGGCTTCGTCGATGTGCAGCCGCTGGTCAACCAGCTCGATGGCGCTGGCAATGCGGTCCCGCACGGAGTGCTGCATCGTCTGCCCTATTTCCGCCTCCAGGGGGGAACGGACGCCATCATCCTGGACCCGAAAGTTGGGGATATCGGGATGGCGGCCTTCGCGAACCGGGATATCTCCCTGGTGAAAGCCTCGAAGGCGAAAAACAATCCCGGATCCTGGCGGTCCCACGACATGGCCGACGGCCTGTATTTCGGCGGCTTGCTGAACGCAACCCCGGTCCAGTACGTGCAGTTCACGGCCGGTGGGATCAATGTGGTGTCTCCCTCCAAGGTGACGGTCACGGCGCCCAATGTGGAATTGAACGCCAGCGCGCAATGCGCGTTGAACTCTCCCCGGATCGTGTTGAACGGCACGGTGCAACAGGGCGGCGGATCTTTCGGCGGCACGTCGACCTGGCAGGGCGACATGAACACGCTGGGCACGCTGCGCAACAACGGCAAGGACGTGGGCAGCACTCACACGCATTCCGGCGTGCAGAGCGGGCCGGCAAATACAGGAGCGCCCAATTGAACACCATGCTGCTAGACCGGACGGCCTGGGATCTGGTGCTCGACGCCGCGGGCAACATCGCGCTGGCGTCCAAGCCCTACGCCGTCGCACAAGACGTCGCCAGCGCCATCAAGCTGTTCAAGGGCGAACTGTTCTACAACACCCTCTCTGGCGTCCCGTACTGGGAGGAATTCCTGGGCCATCAGCCGCCGCTGGCCTTGGTGCGAGAGCACGTCAGGCGCGCCGCGATGACGGTCCCCGAAGTGGCCAGCGCCATCTGCACGCTGACTTCCTTTACCGATCGGGCCTTGGCGGGCCACGTCGAGATCACCCTGCAAGACGGAACGACGCAAACCGTCAGCTTCTGAGGAAACCATGCCGAACAACTCGAAAGTGCCGCGCGTGCAGTTCACGCCGGAAGGGCTGGTGCTGCCCAACGAATCCGCCATCCTCGCCGGCGTCCTGTCCGATATGGATGGCGCGTTCGGCGGTGGGCTGAATCCTGCGCTGGAAACGCCCCAAGGCCAGCTGGCTTCCAGCACGACGGCCATCATCGGCGATAAGAACAACGAATTCGCGGCCTACGTGAACCAGGTCGACCCGGCCTTCGCACAAGGGCGGATGCAGGACGCCATCGGGCGGATCTACTTTCTGGACCGCAAGCCTGGCGCGCCTACCGCCGTCATTGCCACCTGCACCGGCCTGATGGGAGTGACCATTCCCATGGGCGCCCGCGCGCAGGCGGTGGATGGCAATCTGTACCTATGCAACCAGGCGGGAACCATCCCTGCCAGCGGGCGCATCGATCTTCCCTTCGCCTGCTCGGTCGATGGGCCGGTGGATTGCGCGCCCGGTGCGCTGAACCAGATCTATCAGGCCATTCCCGGTTGGGACTCGGTGGCGAACGCCGACGCCGCGACGGTGGGCAGCCATGTGGAAAGCAGGGCAGAGTTCGAGGAGCGCCGGCGGCAGTCGGTGGCGTTGAACGCCCGCGGCTCGATCCCCGCGATCTACGCCAACGTGGCAAACGTGGAGGGGGTCATCGATGCCTATGTGACGGAGAACGATCTCTCCGTGCCGAAGACGATAGGCGGCGTCGTCCTGCGTCCGCATTCCATCTGGGTAGCGGTGGCCGGGGGGGAGGCGGCGGATATCGCGGATGCGATCTGGCGCAAGAAAAGCAACGGTTCCGACTACAACGGCAATACCTCCTACACCATGGAGGACAAGGAGGGCTACGCCTATCCCTACCCGTCGTACATCGTGACGTGGGAAACGCCGGCGGCATTGCCCGTGCGTTTTGCGGTGCAGCTGGCCGACAACCCAGCCCTGCCGTCCAACATTGTTGCCTTGACCAAGCAGGCGATCGTGGACGCCTTCAATGGCGGGGATGGCGGGCAGAGAGCGCGTATCGGTTCGACCATTTATGCGAGCCGGTTCTATGCGCCTATTTCGGTGCTGAGCCCCGTGGTCTCCATACTCTCCTTGCTTCTGGGTTCGGCGACGCCGTCGGCCGCCAGCCTGGTCGTTCCGATCAACCGCCGGCCCACGGTGACGGCCGATGATATTTCGGTGACCTTGATATGAGCGTCGTGCCGAAGCCGGGGCTGGTGGCCCGGACCCTCATCAGCCAATACGCCAATAGTCCCACGCTGGTCCAGTTGATCAACAACATGGACGACTACATCAACCCGGACGCTGATTTCGACGCTTTCCATGACTTCGTCTGGAACGTGGAGACGGCGCAGGGTTTCGGGCTGGATATCTGGGGCAGGATCGTCGATGTCGGCCGGATGCTGACTATCCCGGGCGACGTCACCTACCTGGGGTATGACGAGGCGCTGAATTGGCAGCCCTTCAACCAGGCGCCGTTCTACACCGGCGTGCAGGCGACGCAGACGTATCGGCTCGCTGATGATGCGTATCGCACGCTGATCCTGGTCAAGGCGCTGGCCAACATCTCGGATTGCTCCTCGTCCAGCCTGAACCGGCTGCTGTCGAATCTGTTCAAGGGGCGCGGGCGCTGCTACGTGTCGGACACGGGAAAAATGGAATTCCGCTACGTGTTCGAGTTTGCGCTGGCGCCGCACGAGATCGCCATCCTGACTCAATCCGGCGCGATACCGAAACCGGCGGCGGTCCTGGCGAACATCCTGCAGGTCGACCTTCCCACCACGTTCGGATTCAACGAGGCGCTGATGCAGCCGTTTGGCTCGGGCGTCTTTTTCACTACTTCGGGGCTTATCAATGCAAGCTAGCAATGCACCTATCAAATCGGCCGTTCCGTTTGCGGAGAGCGGGACCAAGAACACTATTCCTGTCGCGTCGCAAATTGATGTGGCACCCGGAGCGGCGTCTTTCACGGATGGATTTCCGCCGCTGACCATGACGCCGTTGGCTGCGGGCGGCGTGCCGCCTTATGGTGCGGATTTCAATGGCATTCTGAATTTCTTGAGCACGGCCACCCGGTGGAGCCAGGCCGGTGCGCACTACAGATTTGATGCTGCGTTTTCCGCCGCTATAGGTGGATATCCAAAGGGCGCGATCTTGTCGGCATCGTCCGGCGCCAGCGGCAGGTGGTTGAATCTGGTGGAAAGCAACCTCACCGATCCGGACGCAGGGGGTGGGGGTTGGATAGCGCTAGGCGCGGGCTTAGCTACCGATGAGGAAGTCCGTGCGGGAGTCAGCACCGAAAAGGTAGTAACACCAGCAGCACTTCAATCCAGAGTTCAACAGAACCAAACCGATACAACCGCCGGTCGCTTGCTGACTGTAGGGTCTTTCGGTTTGGGCTTTGACGCCTTTCTCAATGAGATCCAGGACCTTGACTACGTTTTGAGGTCTGGATTCTATGGGCAGAACGTCGCGGCCTACGCAAAGGTTGCGCTTCACTACCCCGTCGAATTGGGGGCGGGGACACTACTCGTCCAAAGCTCCGGCCAAATAAATACACAGGTTTTCACGACGTTCCATACAGCAGACCAATATACGCGGACGCGGAACGAGTCGGGAGTATGGTCACGATGGAAACGCGCGATATTCGAGACAGATTTCGCGACCACTGAAAAGGTTGGGGCGGTGCGAATGGCCACCATCGCAGAAGCGGCGGCCATGCTCAACAATGGCGTCAGTTTGTCGCCTGCCACACTCGTTTCCGCCTTTCTTGGCGGGGGCAATGCTTCCATTGATGCGAACGGCTATCAGAAGCTGCCGAGCGGGTTGATTATTCAACAAATGGCGGCGCCTGCGACGGTGAACGCGTCTGTGACGGCCACGTTTCCGATGGCGTTTCCAAATGCATGTTTCAGGGTTTTTGTGAGCGAGTCCAATTCTGTGGAATGGTTTACAGACAACATAGTTGTGTACGGCACCTACGCCCGGACAAAGACCGGAGTAGGGATAACCGCGTACCGCTGGAATGGTTCCTCGTTTGCGGCGTCAAATGGCGCCCTGGCAAACGTACTCGCGATTGGCTATTGATGAGGAGGTTCGAATGAGTTTCTATTACAGCCCCGCTACAAGGGGTTTCTATCCAGAAGATTCCCACTACGATGTCCTTCCCGAGGACAGGCTGCCGATTACCGACGACGAGTACAGGATCCTGATCAACGGACAGGCGGAGGGAAAGTTTATTGTCCCCGGGGAGAGCGGTATGCCCCTGTTGGTGGATGGACTGCCCGAGGCCGAAGAAAGTGTGCGCCTTCGCGTGCTAGCTGAGCGCGATGCGCGGATGGCCCAGGCAGCGATTCGCGTTGCTCCCTTGCAAGATGCTGTGGATGTGGAAGGGAGCGCCTCTGGCGATGAACTACTGCTGAACTCCTGGAAGCGGTACCGTATCGCGCTCAACCGTATCGAACAAATTCCAGGCTTTCCACACAGCTTTGTTTGGCCAGAACCTCCGGACTTGGCGGCATAGCTCGCTCCACCGGGACTCTCCCATTTTGGAACGTTCTCGGGCGACCTTTCTTCCCGGCCAACGAGAGGCACGGTTGCGCCGGTATCGGCTGCAATGGCCGAGGAAGCAAGAATGCAATGCCCGGTATGCCCTCAGAGAGCACCCCGCCACGGCGGGGTTTTTTACGTCCGTACGGGAGGCAGTCGTGCGAACCCGATGCAGGAGAATGCCAATGCCTGAAGACCAGACCGCAATGGTCAGGATGGGAATTGGCACCGGTGGTGCTGTTTTCTACGGCCTGACATTGAATGAATGGGTCGCCGTGGCGACCTTGCTGTATCTCGCGATGCAGATTGGCTTATTGATGCCAAAGTACTGGCGCTTGGTTGTGCGCTGGTGGAAGGGGGGCAAGGTATGAGTGTAGTGGGCAAGCGTATTGCCGGCGGCGCCGCGGCGCTCGTGGTCTCGGGCGCACTGACGCTTTTTAGCTCCGACTTGCAGCGATTCCTGGGGCGCTGGGAAGGAGACGGGCAGAACGTGGTCTATGCAGACGAGCTAGCCAAAGGTCTACCGACCGTCTGCAAGGGCATCACCAAACACACTAGTCCCTACCCGGTAGCGCTGGGCGATTACTGGTCGCCGGAGCGTTGCGCGGAGGTCGAGCGCATGGTCGTGGGCCAGGGCCAACTTGACCTTGCTGCATGCATCGACGTGGCCATTAGCCAGCGAGTTTTCGAGGCGCTGAGCAGCCACGCTCACAACGTTGGCGTACCCAGCACATGCGCGAGCCGGGCTGTGGGTTTAATCAATTCCGGGCGTGTAGCCGAGGGTTGCGATGCCCTGGCGCATGGTCCGGACGGGAGGCCTGCCTGGTCGTATGCGGGCGGGAAACTTGTCCAGGGCTTGTATAACCGCCGACTTGCGGAGCGTGACTTATGTTTATCGGGACTGCGCTGATCGGTTGGACGGGGCGCGCATGAACGCATTTCCAGGCGCATTGGCATCGTATCTGGCCGGCGCGGCATTGGTGATCGGCGCCATCCTGAGCGTGCGCGGATACGGCGCCAGTCAGTATCAGGCCGGCATCGACCAGGCCAATGCCGACTATGCGCTGGCCGAGCTGGCCGAGTTCAAGCGCCAGACAACACGCCTGGGCGGGATCTCCAACACCCTGGAGGGCGCGCTCGCCGCGCTGCGCAACACCGCACCCAAGACCATCGAGAGGTACACCCGTGTCGAAGTCCAGAGCCCTATGCCTGCTGACTGCCGCATTGACGCTGAGCGGCTGCGCCACATCAACGAGGCCGCCCGCCTGGCCAATGCTGCCGGCCAATCTGGCGCAGCCGTGCCCGCCAGTGCCCGAAGTGACCAGCGATAGCTGGGACGATCTGGCGCGCAGCTACATGGCATTGGCGGTTCAGTATGGGGAGTGCGCGGCGCGGCATCGCGCGGTGGTGCAGGCGTGGGAAAGATCCTAGAGCGGCCTGGCCATTCGTCCGGAGGTATCGCCTTGCGTAAGCGCATCTGGATTGCCGAAATCAGCCCGGCTGGCCGTTCCTCCGGCGTGTAGGCATAATCCCGCGTTGGCCATGAAGGAGGGATTTCGCATGTACGAGCCGAAGGGACATCCGTTGTTGTCCACCAAGCGTTTCATGTTCCGAATGCTGTGGCATCTCTTCTGGGCGATGGCGGTCGCGGGAATGGTCGCCTGCGTGGGTATCGCGGCGCACCTGTGGTTCGAGGACGTCAATTGGCATGACGCCATGCTCAATACGGCGCTCATCATCGGCGGAATCGGCCCGTTCATCGTGCCGGCCACGGTTGGCGGGAAGATTTTTTTCTCGCTGTACAGCCTGGTGGTTGGACTGCTGTTCGTGGGTACTCTGGGCTTGATCCTTGCACCGGTGGCCCATCGTTTGATCCATAAATTCCATCTGGATGGCGATGGGGACTGAGCCGTGGATCACATGTGCTGACCTTTAACCCTTACTGGGAGTGCTGCAATCTTGCATGGTAATCGCGCAAAGCTGGTGCCGGAGTTGCTTGTCGCAGACATCGTGGAAAGTCAGAAGTTCTGGGTTGGTCTCTGCAATTTGGCCGCTGTTCCGGAACCCGACGGAGCAGTGGTATCGCGGCAATGACATTGAAATCGGCGTTCGCGATTTCGCGGTGGAGGACCCGGACAGCTATTTGCTTCGTTTCTCGGCGCGAATCGGCGAACGAAGGCATTCCGGCTGAGATTGCCGGCCGCATTACTGGTGCGGCCAAGACCTGATCAAAACGATACCGCAATAGATGACCCGCCCTTGGCGGGTTTTTTTTCGTCCCTACGGGAGGTAGCCATGTAGACCTGAGGCGCAAGCATCGCCATGGAATGGCGTTCCATGGATGGGAGGGCGGCACCGCGATGTCCCCGCCGGCCCATTTACTTCGGGAAATCCCCCTAGACCTGCTTCGGCAGCTTTCCTTGAGAGATCCAAATGAAGATCAGCAAATTTTCCCTGCAGCAATTGAAAAACTCAGCCGAACATTCGTCAGTCATTGAACGCTCCATCAGCGACACCGTGGCTGCTCCTATTCCGGCGCCGGATGTCGGCGCGTTGGGAGCGATGGCGACTCACTCCTTGGATGTCAAGGATTTCGGAGCGATCGCGGATGGCACGCTGCATACGCTCGCTGAGCGCTACGCCACGTTACCCGCGGCTCAAGCCGACTATCCTTTCGTAACTTCACTGACAGCGTCCATCGATGGCGCAGCCATTCAAGCGGCATTGGATGCGGCTTTCAGTAGCGGGATTGGCCAAGTCCAATGCCCGGGCGGTACCTACGTGATCAATTCGTCGATCTACATGCGGGCCGGCGTGGAATTGATCGGCGACGGCAAGACCGTCATCACGCAACCTGATGCCTTGAATCTGCTGACCCTGATTGAATTCGGTTCCGCGGATGGGGCGGGGTTGCGCAGATGCACCATCAATGGCAATCGCAACAACAACACTGTGGACTACGACGCCGTTCTTGTTCATGTGCGCGGCGCCAATGATGCGAAGATCTACGACAACGTGCTCGTGGGTGGGTGCGGATACGGCATCGCGTGCAACGGGGCGCGCATGAGCGTCGTCGGGAATCGCATCGAAGACACCTTCATGCACGCCATCGGCGTGTACGGAACCGTGGGCCAGGAGTCCCGGCACCTCATTCTTCAGAACCGTATCGTTCGCCCGGGGGCCGGCGGCATTCTGCTCGGTACTGCCGACTACAGCATCATCGCGAGCAATACGTTCTATTCGCCCATTATTGGCGGGCGCGGCAGCCGACTGCGCGTGAATCTGACTGGTGCAACCGTGACGTGGGTGTCTGGTCCGAAATTCGCGAATGTGCGGGCGGGCGAAGTGCTGGTCATCGACGGAGGCAAGGAATTCCGCGTCATGGCGAAGGTCAGCGATACGCAGTTGACGATAAATCCTGAAGGCACCGCCCTGACGTTGATGAACGAGCTTGCCGCAATCGGGTGTGGCGACTGGATAGGCGTAATGAGTCAATTCTGCCGGATTACGGACAACATTCTGGTCGGTGGCGCCACTTTCGGGATTGGTTGCACGGTGGGCGGCAACGCCGTGAGCACGGTCGGCAACGAAATTGAGGGGAACACCCTGAGGGGACAGGGCAAGCATGCCTTGGTGGTGGGCTGGGACGTAGGGCCAGGCGGTGTCTACGACACCGTCTTGCGCGGCAACATGATCTACAACGCCGGGGATGCCGGCGGGAACAGCATGTACGACCGTATCCCCATTTTTCTTTCCGGCCAGGATCTGGGTAAGGTGAGCGGCGTCTTTGTAGAGGGAAATTACATCGTTGGCCCGGATGGTGACAGCCGCTGCCCGCATTGGATGGGCACGGACCTGAAGCTGGAGTACGGGTCGGTGCTTGTTGGCCGGAACTACTCGGTCCGCATGACGAATCCGGGGATTTTTAATGACGTGGTATCCGTGTCGCTGTCTGGTTGGGGCAGCTCGGCCAACGCTACTGACATCGTTTCCTATGGACACTCCGTCCGAATGACGATCAATTGCTCCGGCTCCGGCGTCACGGGAGGCCCGTCCTTCACCGTCAACAAGATCTGCGACAGCGCAGAGCAACCCGCCATGGTCAAGGCCGACATTGCGAGCACCAACGGTACGCTCGGACAGATGTGGGGTGAACAGATCACCGGGCCGGGACAGTGGCGTGCCACCTACTACGGCACACCGGCCGCAGGAAACATTTTCGTCATCACTACACGCGCTTGAGTACTGGCAAGCGCGAATTCAGGATGACGGGAGTGCAATGATGGTGTGGGGCTCCGGCCCCGCCACCCCAAGCAAAAGCCCGCAAGCACAAGCTGCGGGCTTTTCATTCCTACCCTTCAAAAGGACTTTTCTTCTTCCTGCGATTCACTGGCCGGAGAATTTCACCTGACTTGAGCCGGTACACGTCTTTACCCTCCCAGATCACGGCGCCGCCGGTAGACAGGCGGCATTGCAACACTATGTGCGGATCGGGACTTTCGTCCGTCGCGGGTTCTTGAATGATATGCCGCTCGATCCGGTACTGGTCTCCTGCTGCCGAGACCGCAATCACATCCTCCAGTCGTCTGCACGAGATTGACATGATGAGCCTCCTTCACTTGCGCCACCTTGAAACCGGTGGTGCCGAGGTCATCGTCTCGATTGGCTGTATCGCTGTCAATGCTGCTGGGGACCATCATCCAGGCGTATGCACGGCGCTTCCCAGGGAGCGTCGTGCATACGCATGAGGCGGTGCATGCCTTTGATCTAGGCTGTTTTCGAGGCCGGGCGGGTGTAGAAATGCGGCGGCGGTTTGGTGTATCGGTCACCGCCGCGAAGCCTGGACCCGACCTTATTCAAGCTTCACGTTGGCGGACTGGATGACCGACCGCCACTTCTTGTAGTCCGCGGCGATCGTCTGCGAGAACTGCGCGGGCGTGGTCGGCATGGCAGTTGCGCCTTGGGCCGCCAGCGCATCCTGCACATCCTTTAGCGCGAGGATCTTGTTGAGTTCCGTGTTCAGCGTCTGGATGATGGGCTTGGGCGTATTCGCGGGGGCCAGCAGCCCGTACCAGACGCGCACGTCGAAGTCGGGATAGCCGGATTCGGCGATGGTGGGCACGTCGGGCATGGCCGGGCTGCGCTTGAGCGAAGTCACGGCCAGCGGGATGGCGCTGCCGGCCTTGATCTGCGGCGCGGCCGAGGGAATGGATGTGAAGATGACGGGCACCTGGCCGCCGAGCAGGTCGGCCATGGCCGGGCCGGAGCCCTTGTAGGGCACGTGCACGAGCTTGATGCCGGCCTGCAGCTGCAGCAGTTCGGCGGCCAGGTGCGTGATGGTGCCCGCTCCCGGCGAGCCGTAGTTGATCGTTCCCGGCGCCTTTTTGGCGGCGGCGATCAGGTCCTTGAGGGACTTGTACGGCCCGTTCTTGCCGGCGACGATCACCAGCGGGGCTTCGCCGACGATGCCTATGGGCTCGAAGTCCTTGACCGGGTCATAGGCCAGCT